CAATATCTTCATCAGAGTATCTAAAGATATCCTTAAGAACTGTATTAACTGAGAATAGTTTACCTTGATATTCTTGTGCAGTACTATAGATATCAAGCTTACCCATAAAGTTATCAAGTTTCATTTTTTCTATGAACTTGTTTTCTTCAACGAATGATATTGCAATGCAATCTTCTTTATCGTCCCATTCTGCTTCTGACATAACCCCGGATGCAATTACTTCACGCTTTAGGATTTCTTTAAACAGTGAAGAATATACTTGGCGGAGTCTTGATATAAACATAAAGAATTTCATATCTTCTTTAGATACTCTTGTTTCATCGTAACTGAAATCCTTATCACCATCTGGATCAATAGAAATACGGTTTGATGGGATCTTCATAGCACGATATAGTTTTCTTGCAAAATATAAAATATCGTCTAATTCGCCAAGGTTTCCAGATTCATCTAATACGTCGACAGTTGTACCTTTACCACCTGATCTATTCGCAAACCAATAATCTTCAACCATTGATGTAATATGTTGTTGATTAGATACTTCACCAGTTTCGTTATTATAAAATTTCTTATATTTGAATTTTGATTGGTGCTCACGCATAACCTCAGCACCACGCTTAGCAGGAAGATCACCGATATCAACGTTAAATACACGACGTGAAATTGAACGGCTAAAGCGTAATGGAATCAATAAGTCTTCCAATGTTTTTAGCATGTTAGCTGGTTTTAATGCGTACTCTAAATAACCAAGATTGATCTTACCATCATATAAACCAAAATCTTCACGAACTAATTCTTCAATACTATATTCATTAGTCTGATCTCTGTACATTACTTGGTTCTTATCTTCACTCATGTACTTATATGAGTTTGTCTTTCCATCAAAATAAAGCATACATGGCTCAACCATCTTAATTGATTTAATGCCATTCTTTGTATTCTTTTGATCATATGCACAGTGCATAATGATTTGGCCATCAACGTAGCCACGTTTTACAATCTGAAACAAATTACGTTTTACATTTGTTATTTTAATGATCTTATCAAACTTTTCAGATATTGCTTTAACTAACTTTTCGTTCTCTTCGTCAATATCTATCTTTAACGGAATTTGGTCATCATAGCTGAAAATAATTTCGTTGACGATTTCATCAATGCCATCTGTTACGTCAGGTGTCATTGCTAATTGCCTGTATTTCATGATCTTTTCTTTTTGTTTAAAGATTACATCAGAAACTTCAGATCTGCCGAAAAGACCACCTTGAAATTGCTCGTCATCAAAGAACGAACCAGTAGTCGGATACAGTTCAGAGTTCGTAAGGTCAACCAATACATTATCTGGTTTAACTTTAGAGCTTTCTTTATCACGTACATCTTCTGGTTGTTTTAAGAAAGACTTTACTACTTCATTTAATATCATGTGCCTTTACCTTTTGTAGATTTTTTATTTATTTATAAATATAGATAAAAGAGGATCACCGATGAATTTCAACTTCAACTCACAACCTGAATATCAATTGAACACCTCCCTAGCTGAGGAAATGATTCGCCTTTATGGTGTGTTAACAAAATTTATAGTAACTGAAAAGATCAACAAAGACGATAATGTATTTGGTGATTACAGTCACATGAAATCTGATAGCACTCGTATATATGATATTTATATGTTGCCAGAGAATTCAGAAGACTGGGACACTGATAATTTTTCATTAACCAGCTTTGGTATGGTAAACTTTGAAAATGTATCATTATTTGTTGCAAAAAGTTCCTTTGATCCTATCGCACTTCCTGGTAGTGTAACAGGCAATTTAATTATGTTTCCTAATAATAAGGTTATGGAAATTACAAATGCTGATTTCGTTGTTCCCGGTGTTAATAATCTGTTTACTTATTCTGATGCTAAATCGGTTTACAAACTAACATGTAAACCCCATGACTTTAAACTAATTAATGAACTTGATAATGTTGATATTTCAAATGAACCAGATGTTCCTTATGAAACATTAGATGTTTACTTCCAAGAGTTGGTTGATAGGTCAGTTTCACAGGATACTGAGGCAGAGGTAACACCACAAGTAACAACCGTAGAAAATAAACTTCTCGATGAGAAGAAAGAAAAACCAATTGTTGACCGAACAGAAGACGATGTTTGGGGTCAATATAATTAAGGAGTTAACATGAATTTAGTAGATAAGAACGGCAACATTTTAGAAATGGTCGAATATAAAACAAACGAACACAAGGTAATCAATGTCGATGAATCCATGGTAACTATGGATGGGTACAAGGGAAGAATTGCTGTTCCGACTGAAATGGTAATTAAATTCTCTAATGCAGTAGGTGTAGTTTAATATAGTAACGCGGTATTGAACCCAATGCCGCGGTTTACTTTTTCAATTCTTCTTCAGTCAATATAATAAAACGCATATTATTTAATTTCGCAAATTCCTCTGCTGCTTTCCATTTAGCTTGGTTTACATGATAAGTCATCATAGCATTTTGGTAATTTGCTTGTGATTTAGATGTTTTTGATTTTGGTGGTTTTGGCGGAATGGTTTGTGATTTAGGCTTAATCTCGACAAGGAACTTTTCACCTGTTCTAAATTCTAAAAATAAATCAACATAATAGCGATGTACTTTCCCATCAGTTGGTTTAACATATTTAATATTGAACGGCTCTAAACTCCAAGCAACGATATGCTTATTATAGTCTGCGTATTTTATTGCATTTAATTCTAAACTTGACTTGTAATTAACATACCCGTCGTGATACGATTTCATATGCTCATCAACAGGTTTTATAAATTTTTGCGGGTTCAGTATCTGATACCACCCTTGCTTCACATTCTTAAACATATACGTATTTATAAATAATAACAAAACATAGGAATTTCATTCATGGCAAAAATTACAACTAAGGCTGGTCTAATCTCGTATATCAAGTCACAACTTGGTGCACCATCTATTAACATCGAAGTTACTGATGCACAAATGGCCGAGATTATCGATGATGCCGTTCAAAAATTTACCGAATATGCTTACGGTACATTAGAAGGTTCAGTGATTGTTCAGATCAATGGGGCTGGTCAATATGATATGCCAGAAGCCATGACGAACCTTATCAAGCTATCAAAGGGCAGTACATCTAACTTAACAAACTTCAGCGCCAACTTTGGTTCTGGATACGTGCCTGATTTATGGTCTCAACAGTTCTTCTCAGGAAGCCTGACAGGAGATATTATTCCTGGCATTATTGCTATCAGTACAACAAAGGCTATTCTTGATAAGTTCTTCGCTGACGATATCGTGTTTAATTATAACCCATATAAAAATAAGTTACAGGTTATGGAAAACTATGTTGGTCCAGCCGTGCTACATTATCAATACGAGTATTTTGCTGATGATGAAGGTGATGGCATTTTCAATCACGAATGGATCAAGGCATACACTATCGCTAAGGTAAAATTCTTATGGGGTACTGTGACAGGTAAGTATGACCAAGCATTGGTCGGTGGCGCTAGAATTAACTACGGTGATTTAAAAAGTGAAGCCCAATCAGATATTGACTATCTGAATGAGCAACTCTTAACAAAGTGGAGCGATCCTGCTCCTATAGATATCGCTTAACGTTTACGATTACGATTCTTCTTTGATTGTGAAGGTTGGGCAGGCACTGGTTCTTCAACTGGTGCTTCCTCAACTTCTTCCGTTTCAACTGCAACGTCAGCAGATTCTTCAAAAAGAAGTTCTTCTTTGATTTCTTGAACGGGCTCTTCGACTTTAACTTCAAGTACTGGCTCAGCTTTCTTTTCTGCACCGGTTACTTTAACAACCAATCCTAGATCTTTCATACGCGCAGTTGGGTTTTCTACTTGGCCACCTTCAGGGATAACCTCTCCACCAATCACGATTTCTTTTGTTGCAACAAACATATTTTTCTCCTGTTTTTCTAATATTTATAAATCTTTAATATAAACGGACTATCTGATATTACTCTATGAAATGTCTCTTTTTCTATGAATATTGGGTCATCTTCATTCATTTGTATAGGCAATTCGTTATCAAGTTGGATCTTTACATTGCCATACTTAAGATAGATTAATCTATTTTCTAAATCCCTATGCCAAAATAATTCTCTTGGGTTTTCATTAGGAAAGTATCTTATTTCCATTTTATCATGAGAATAAACTACAATATAGGGCTTATCTTTACCAGAAAAATTTTCCACCACCGCTTAATCCTAATTCTTTTGCATACCAAGGAAGGCGACATGCCCAATAACCAGGCGAAGTCTTATCAGTTTTGGTATCGCAATTGTGCCGAGCTGCA